CAAAACACCCAACCAACCAACCAACCAACACAACCAACCAATTCGAAATGACCCGCCCCTCGCCCCGACAACATCACAGTGTTGTCCGGCGTAACGCCCGTAACAACGCGGCGAGGGGCCGCGACGCACTCACCTCAGCTCCTAAGATTCAGAGCCAGACCACCCCTCAAGTTGGTGCTCTTGACCTGAATGGTAGATTGAAGGTAGTTGCCGATCGACACGTCAAAATTGTCGTACCGCATGATTTTGGAGAGGGTAAATTCTCTTACGAGGACGCCCCCAATCCCATCAACCAGATGGGCCCTCTCCATGAACAGTGCGTACCGTTAGTCACCTCAAATGACTACGCATCATTCCTGGCCGCTTTTAACAAGAGATCTAACTTTCTCCAAGACGGACCAGAAGACGACATAACTGACGATGCCCTCAAAGAGGCGCTACAGGTAATCTCCGAGATACCTGATGGTCTATTTCCAGAGTGGGATGATAACGACGACGACCGGCAACGATGGTTGTCTAAGTTTGACCCCAATAAGCAGAACCGCATGATTGCGGCGTACCACGACATTGTCGGCATGGACGCTTCGAGAATCGGCGTTAAAGACTTGTCCGTTAAACAGGAAGTCCTCATCAAAAGGGACGATCCTGAATGGGCACCCAGAGTCATATACGCAGGATCCGATGTGTTCAACGCTGTCACAGGCCCAGCCTCCTGTGTCGTCATGGAACGCCTCATGCATCTCACCAGAGACCTTCACCACCCAATCGGTGAAGCACGGGTTGAATTCGCATACAAGACAGACGATGTTTCGTTATGTCGTTTTCTTTTTGAAGATGACAGTTTGACCGAGACCGTCGAAGGCGATTTCTCCCGTAATGACCGTGAACAACGGTCACGCGTCGCTATCATATACGACGCCTGGTTAGAGAAGCTTGCAATGCCCAAATGGTTCCGCACTCTCATGATGGATTTAGAACACTACAAGGTTCAGAATCTTAGGTTTGGTTTCCGAGCTAAGCTCGCCTTCCAGTTAGCGACTGGTACCACCTCCACAACACCCCGCAACTCGACTTACAACGCGACCATGTTCGCAGTTGCAATCCGCAGACAATCTGTGCGCGCCCGCGCCGTCATCCTCGGTGACGACCTGTTGGCCCAAGTTTCAAAACGCTTGA